CGTAGTTGAACGATGGTACAAACATGATGTAGCCGCCTTCTCCACGCACATCGATCTTGTTCTTGCCGACACTGTTGCGCACTGCACGGTGAGGCGGGACGCTATAGAAGAAGTGACAGCCACCGCTTGGTGACTTCTGCATCATAGGGGTACGGCTGATGCCACCCGCTTTGATCCATCGTGTTCCTTCCTCACTGTCTGAATCGACTACAACAAAGTTGATCCCAGTGATCGCTGCCCAGTTCGCTTGAGGATACTGGTTGTGCCAGTGGGAGATCTCCTCCCTCGATGGCTGTGTCTTTTGATACGACTGCCAGCGCACACCTCTTGGAGTCTTGCTCCACTTGCGGCGTAGCTCATCCTCTGGCGTGAACGGATTGCGATCAGAAAAATATTTAGGTACTACTTCTGTTGGTGATCCACACGGAATGATGTGCATCCCGTAGTCCCACATATCAAGGAGCAGTTCTTCCTTAGCCTCTGGAGACATCTCCCCAGACTGCTTGTCCAGAAAGAAAGGCATCACTCGGCAGCTTCTATTGCTTCCTGCTTCCACACCTTGATCTTGCCATCATCGAGCGTGCGCATTGAGACTGTGAATCCCATGCTCTTTGCTGCTCTTCTTAATCCATGATAGGCAGTAAGGTTCTCATCATCTTCTAGGATTGCAGCGTCACCCACATCCATCTCTTCTATTAACTTCTGCCACTTACCCCAACCTTTTCTTCTGTTAGGTAACGGCGCGTTCTTTTCTATCTGAACTTGCATACGGACTCCTATGTCGGTTTGATGGACTTTATACCTGTTTAAACTTTTTTTCAAATTATTTAAAAAAGTACTTGTAATTTACTTTGTATGTAATAAAGTTCGCATTGTAGAGAGTATAGATAGTTAGAGAAGGAATGGTAATGACAGATATTAAATGTTTGGCATATCAGTATATCGGCGCGAAGCAAAAGCAAAAGGAAATAGCTCAACACATTAAGAAAGTTGAACAACAGCTTCTTGATACACAAGAGATATCAAACCTCAAGCTTCTTCTAAGCAACGAGGGTGGACAGAAAACTCACCAGGGTATAACGATTGAAAGCAAACGGGATCATGTTTGGAATCAAGAGCGCCTTGCACAAGTTTTATCTGATACACCACAAGATCACTGGCCTGACTTTGTAACTGAAAACACTACCTACAAAGTTGATTACCGTGCGTTCCAAGCCTTTGCCATGAGTAACCCAGGTGACCCTATGGTCGAGGCATTGCACAGCGCACACTCAATCAAGCTAGGTGATCATAAGATCAAAGAAATCAATCAGGAAAAACTTAAGGAGGCTGAATGAGCTTATTAAACCAGGTGACTACTGCGCCTGATTCCCAAGTAGCGGAAGGTGGATACCCGCCTGTACGCATAAATCTTCAGGGGATTGATGGCATAGGTAAGTCAACCTTCGGTTCAGATGCAGATGATTCTATCTTCATCCAAGCTGAAGATGGTTTGGGTTTCATCAAGGATGTGTCCCGATTCCCTGTAGCAAATACATGGGAAGAGATAAAGGATCAGATCAAAGCTTTGATGGAAGAGGACCATAAGTTCAAGACGGTTGTTCTCGATACAACAGATGCAGCATCAAAACTTGCTGAAGAGTTCGTTGTAAAAGAGAACGGCTGGAAGAGCGCGAATGATCCCAAGGCATCTTACGGTGCTTTCTATGTAGCGGAGGAGAACGCATGGCGACATCTGCTTCAGGGATTGAACTGGCTGCATGACAACAAAGGCATGAATGTAATTCTGCTCAGTCATGTTGGCGACAAGGTCGTTAATGATCCAACTGTTGGAGAGTATCGAGCATTTCAGATGCGCTCTAATAAGAAGGTCAATGCACTGATCAAGGACTGGGTGGACTTCAACTTGTTTGCGGATTATGACAAGACACTGGGGTCAGACGGAACTGCTAAGAGCTCGGGCAATCGGTTTTTATATACCCGATATTCCATGGGCTTTGAAGCCAAGTCACGCCTAGCCATACCGGAACAACTACCGTTGTCCTGGAATGACTTTATCACGGCATATAAGAAGGCGCTGAACCCAGCGTCATCCACTGAAGAAGCTGCATAAGGAGAAAACATGGGCTTTTTTGATACGAAAATTGATGTCAGCGATGTGCCTGACTCTATAGGTTCGGAGCCATTGCCAGAAGGGGAGTACCTCATGAAGGCGGTGGAGTTCGATGATACTGCTAGGTCATCAAGCGGCAATGACATGCTGACTGTTGACTTTGCGTTTGTTGATTCTGCGCTAGAGAAGAGGAGACCTATCAGGGACTTCTATGTAGTGGGGAATCAGGTTGCTTACAGCAAGCTCAAGCGTTGGATTAGGGGCGTGGGCATAGAGGTCGCTACCGAGATTACTCGCGATACGATTCAGTCGGCTATGGGGCGACACTTCAAAGCCAAACTGGTACAGGAAGAGTACAACGGTTATGTGAACAACAAGATCAATGGGTACTTCCCACCTGATCATGAGTCCACACCACCACCTCAACCAGCCGCTTCGACTGGGGATGTAAACCAGCAAGCACCCGCTCAACCAGCAGCAGGTCTGCAAAAGGCTGAGTGGTCTTAACCGAGTAATACAACCAAGGCAGATGGCTCTGCCTTCGGAATGGGACTGGCCCCACCCATGGTTGGAAACGGGCCGTACAACTGGGTGTGGTCTGATGGAGCCACAGTAGATAGCAGGGACGGTCCACCTGTAGTTGGAAACGGACCATCGATTAACCAAAGCAATTAAATATAGGGGTATTTAATGATTAAGAAGCAAGAACTTGTGGATAAGATAAAAGAGCTCGAAGGGACTTTAAGAGTTTCTGAAGACCAGGTTGAGCGGTTCATAGGAATCCGAGACAGCCTAGTCAAAGAAAAGCAAAAGCTCGAAGAGAGAATTCACAGCTTGGAACAGTTGGTTCCAAAGGAAAAGCTGGAAGAGCTTGATACCGGCAAGATCTACCGTTTGTGTGATCCAAGTCTTATGTTCTTCCATGAAAACAGGGACATGGGCATAGACATTTACTGTGAGGAAACAACTAACTCTAAGCGCAGGCTTTTAACCAGGATACCGATCTCAGTTGATTATGAAACACATGAGGAAATGAGTCTTACTCAAAAAGCTGAGATGCTTGATCCATTGGTTGCGGCTCTTGAGACTGCGTTCAAGGATCACCCTGACTACCACATCAATGCGGTCACCTCCTTCACTAAAACAATTTATACCTACTAGGGGGTGGCATGAAAGCATCAAGCATACGAAAAGGTATGATCTTTGAAGAGGTCAGGACCAAGAAGCCACTGGGTAAAGACGCTGCTGTATTTAAGGATTGTCTTTACGAAGTAATCTCTATTGAGGAAAAGATACAAAGCGGGTACAGCATGGTCGCTATCTGGCTGGGCAATCTCATGTCTCATGAGGCCATACCAGTTGGAGCGTCCAACCTGAACAATCCCACTGAATGGAGATACCATGATGGGGCTAGTGTCAAAGAAGAAAGGGTCATTATCAAAAAGGTTTCATTCATGGACCGAGACCCGATCACTCTTGAACTGGGACAGAAGGAGGATGAACCAGTAAAAAAGCAAGAGTCTCTGCCTGAAGAGAAAGAGCCAGCAAAGAAAAAGGTTGTTGTGCATGCCGCGCCAAAGGGCAGAGAAGAAGTAAAGGTTGGCAGCTTGCAAGAGCTTGGAACCGCAATCGAAGAGAAGGACTTTGTTGATGAAGACAAGGCCGACTCTCATGCAATAGACGCAAAGTTCTATGCGTATTTTGGTTCTTATGTTTACGATGATCTGGAATTGTTATGCGACAAACTGCATGACATGCCTCAGTTAGATTACAAGAAGAAGAAGCCACCCAGTTGGAGCAGAAGCTCGATGGTTCATAGCCAGGAGTGGAGTGCATTCAAGGATTCACAGAAGACGGTGAGAGAGATAAGGGATTTGAATCTCAGGATCAAACAAGACCCTTCAAGAGAAGGAAGACCCTGCACCTTTCAAACTGTACTTAGAAGATTGATGCAGGCTTTGATCTGGTATGGAACGCCACAAGAGAAGCAGTGGTTGACCAGGGCAAAGCAGAACTTCAAGGAGACTAGCGAGAAATGAGCAAGTCTCCAACATTCGTTGAGCTCTTGGAGGAGTTCACCAAAACATACAGCATCGATGCCATGGGTATGTCGATAGAGAACATTAAATCAAGTATCAGTGAAGAGGACTGCGTGCGTTTGGATAGGGTAGTTAATCCTCCTGAGTGCATGCGGTACAGGCTCACTGCCTATGTTGAGATTGAAGTATCTAGCGAGACCGAAGCAGAAGACAAAACCACCAGGATAATGACAGAGGTGGTTAAGGGCTTAGATGAACAAGACAAATTACTGCATGTCGATTTGAAAGACATAACAGAAGGGGAATAATTAATGAATGAAGTACACATACAGCTTGGTGGAGAACCAATCTTGAAAGGCAAAGAAGCGTACACAGTCGATGATGTTGTTTGGTCTCTTGATGATAACAGCGTGGGTCATGTATACGAGCATGAAGGAGGAGGCTTCAATATTAAATACCAAGCGATTGGGGACTTTGAAGACGGTGAGTATGGTTTGATTCTGGATCACTATGAAGAAGTTGAATCTACTTCATCTGACGGCAGAGTCGCATGGAACAGGATGGAACATGTGTATTACGTTTCTACTCATAAGGCCATCATCAAGGACGGCCTGGTTGATATTGATTCAGTGAAGGAAGCCACCGCTGAACTGCTCAATCGATGCGGTTACTGGGGCGTGTTCATCGAAAGGCTTGAAGAAGTTGACTTTGATATTGGGCTGCTCGACAGAAAGAAGTTCATACATCTACATCTTGGGAGCTAACCCATGGAACAAGCAAAGTTTGATATGGAAGTTGAGTACAGGATCGATGGCAAAGTTGAAGTAGCCAGGATAGAAAACATTCCTTTTGCTGACATTCAAAAGCACATACCTGCTTCTGCGCAGGTGGTAGGAGCAATTGCAAAGAGGGTGGATAGAGATGAGTGAACAACAGAAAGTTAAGTCAGACGGAAGCACTGCTTCGTACTACGAGCTTCCTGGGTACGCCAAGGAGTTACAGCATTTGATATCACATAAGGATATGAATGCGCAGATTGGTGAAATATTCAGGGCATGTTATAGATATGGTCAAGCATCTCACAGTGATCAACTGCGTGATGCGAAGAAGATATTGTTTTATGCAATAGCTGAAGTCCAACGACTGGAGAGAAAAGATGGTACAGATTAAGATCAAAAGCGAAGCGCACCTTGAGGCTTTAGATGCTCTCAGGGAGTTGTTTGCAAACGCAATGGATGAAGGCATTGATCCTGATATTTTCATGGAATCTTGCCTGTGCTTTGCGTTGGCTTACCACCTGGAATTTACTGACAGTGATTCGCTGCATCAATTCATTGAGCATGCAAAGACAGAGATGCTTACTCCAGCGACAAACGAGGAGATCATATGTCACTAGAAAGATCATTACATTTACACCGAAGGAAGCGCGCAGTAAACAAGATACTTGGCAAGAACGATCTAAAGGAATGGCCAAGAGAATACTGGAGCAAAACTTCTGAAGGTCTTCACAGGAATTATAGGTTAAATGAAGTTAAGGTATTATCAACAAGAAGCCATTGATGAAACGCTCAAGTGGCTGGACACGCAACAAACTCATCCGTTGATTGTGCTGCCTACTGGCAGCGGTAAGACAGTTGTCTTTACAACAATCATCAAGCAGCTGTTTGATAGAGATCCCAATTGCAGGGTTCTCATCCTGGCCCATCGGCAGGAGCTAGTCAGCCAGGCGAAGGATAAGTTGTTGTCTGTCTGGCCATGCGCGCCATACGGCATACTCGCTGCTGGCCTGAAAGAGTTTGACGCTTCTTCTCCCGTAGTGATTGCAAGCAGAGACACGCTGGCAACACCCAAGAGACTGGAAGATGCAGGCGAGTTCGACTACATCATTGTGGATGAAGCTCACCATGTTGGACTTGAGAAGGCCAGCCGCTATCAAAAGATATTCAACAACTTCAATACCACTCAGCACTATGCGCCCAAGATATTTGGCGTGACTGCAACCCCATACCGTATGGGCCAGGGGTTTATATACGGTCTTGAAGATGAGTTCTTTGGTGGCGTGTCCTACCAGATAGGAATACCCCAGTTGATCAAAGACGGTTATCTCTGTCGCTTGTCTGCATTCAAGGTGGATGACAAGGCAGTGATCGATGCATCAACTGCGAGAGTGAAGTTCAAAGGCGGTGACTACCGTGAGTCAGACCTTGAGAAGCTGGCCATGGAAGACCAGACCATGTTGGCGATCATTGCTGACTGGATCGATAAAGCGTATAGCAAAGGTCGATTAAGCACTGTGTTCTTCTGTGTCACTGTCGCTCATGCCAACAAGATGTGCATGTTGCTACAGAACGCTGGCATCGAGGCGGCTGTTGTTACAGCGAACACGCCTGGTGATGAACGCGCAGAGATTCTGGAGAAGTTTGAGAACGGCGTGATCAATGCGCTGTGTAACGTAGCCGTGCTGACTGAAGGCTGGGATGCACCCAGGACTGATTGCATTGCGCTACTCAGGCCAACCAAATCGCTCGGTCTGTATGTGCAGATCTGTGGCAGGGGCATGCGTACATGGGGTGACAAAAAGGACTGCTTGCTCCTTGATTACGGCGAGAACATGAACAGGCACGGCTGTATCGATAGAGCTAGACCAGAGACCAAAGCAGATGATGAAGAACATAAGATATGGATATGTGATGCAGTCACATCGGCAGGGCATCCTTGCCTAGCTGTTAATGACTGGATTGATAAGAAGTGCATTGAGTGTGGGGCAGACAAGCCTAAGATGGGTATTGCTCCTCCAAGAAAGGAACCAGAGATAGCCAAGGATCGTGTTGCTGCCGAGGGCAATGTGCTATCTGATGAAGCTGGCTTGAACATCAAAGATGTTGAGAAGGTAAAAGAAGTTCAGTTTGCACGGGCTGAAAAGAAGAAGTCCAAGAATGGTAATGAGTATCTCAATGTTGAGTTTAAACTGGTCGATGAGTTCTGGCCTCAGTCAATGCCATTCATGATAGGCATGAACGGCCCAGCTGGAATTCTGGCCAAAAAGAAATGGAAAGCATGCGCAGTAAATGGCACTCAGGTTCCATACACAATTGATCAAGGGGTAGAGCTCATCAATGATGAGGGATGCTTCAATCACATAAAAAGAATCACAGTAAGAAAAGAAGGAAGGTATTGGAATGTTGTCAGCGTCTATTATTGAAAAGGTTGATGAGTGGATTGCCTCTAACAACGAAGGTAATCGAGGCCATCTTGGCTTCAGTGTTATCGGTGACGATGATGAACATAAGCAGTGGATGAACTTTCACTGGTGCTTACCTAATGACTTTGATGGTCGGATGCTTAGATTGTTTGATCTGGGCAACCGCATCGAGGACCAGGTAGTTGAGAACATAAGAGACAGCAAGGAAGCGACTGGTGTTTCAATCGCATCTCACGGTAAGGATGGCAACCAGATCAGAGCATCTACCCTGGGAGGACACTTCGCAGGATCATGTGACGGATGGCTGCGTGGCGTGTTGCCTGAACCAGACCAGGAGGAGGTCATTCTTCTTGAGGTCAAGAGCGCAAACGACAAACGCTGGAAAGAACTAGAAAAACTAGGTGACTACGAGCTCTGGAGCGAGACATATCGATGGCAGATCCATGGGTACATGGGCGTATTTGGTCTGACCAAATGCATGGTGATTGTAGTCAACAAGAACAACAGTCAGATCTACTCACAAATCATAGACTATAACCCAGAAATCTGGCAGAAGGCTCTAGAACGCGCTGAGAGGATCATTACTAGTGAAGAACCTCCCTACCAAGGGAGGATGTCAGAGAAGGACTGGCGGCTTAAGGGGCAGTCTAAGGCGTATATAGACATATATCAGCGAAAAAGGTTCCCCCAGTCTGTTAATTGCAGGAACTGTGCGTTCTCAAAGCCACTGACCACCAGTAATGGGGCTACATGGATATGCAAACGCACTAATAAAGCCATAGATCTAGAGACTCAAAGGGCTAGTTGTGAGAACCATTTGTGGAATCCGAAGCTAATCATTACTGCTACTCATTTACCTGAAGAGAGTGACGATACCAAGATAGCGTATGAAGCAGGGTTCACTAAGTTCTATAACGCGATACCCTCTGCCAGAGAGCCTGG